GACCTCGCCGCCATGCCAGAGCGTCGGCAGCCGGGGCAAGGAAAAGGTTTTGCCGCCAATCAACGGCACCCAGTCCGGGATCGTCACCGACGGGATTGAGTTCCAGCCCCGGGCGATGAAGTTCCAGACGCCCTTGACGGCGCCGGTGATTCCGTTCCACACGCCCTTGATGACGTCGCCGACGCTGCTGGCCGCGTTCTTGATCGCGTCCCAGACGGCGGTGCCACGAGCTTTCAGGCCGTCCCAGATGTTCCCGAGAAAGTCGCTGACGGCATTCCATCCCGCCTTGATGCCGCCCCACACCGTGGCTGCTACATCAGAGATCCTCTGCCACGCCGAGGATCCTGCGCTGGCGAAGAGGTCGAAAAGCGGCTTGATGTAAGACCAGGCCAGGTTGATGGCGGCTTGGACATTCATCCACAACCTGTTCCAGGCATCCCGGATAATCGAAATGGCAAGGTTCCAGCCGTTGACAAAGAAATCTATCACCGGTTTAATAATAGAATTCCAGATGAAATTCCAGATAATCTGAATTGCCATTTGCAGTCTCGCCATGGCAACCTGAAGGATCGCCATCGCGAGGTTCCAGCCGTTTACAAAAAAGTCGATTATCGGCTTGATCGCGTTGACCCACAATCCGTTCCAGGCTGCGGTGATCAAGTCGACCAGCCAGTGAAACACCGCCGAAGCGATGCCGACACCCCACTTGAATGCGCCGACAATGATTCCCCAGACCCATTCGGCGATGGTGGCAATCACCTTGATCTGAACAGCAATAAAGAAGATCACCGTCTGAACGATGAACTTGACCACGCTAAACGCAATTTGGAATCCGGTAGCAATAACGCTGAGCACTTGCTTCAGCCCGTGGTCCCAAATCCACATAGCGACCATAACGACGAAATCGACGGTCGCCTGCCATGCTGTCTTGAGCGCGTTCCACACTGTCATGACCAGGTTACTGGCCCAATTCCACGCGGTCACCACCGCGTCGACGACGGCACTGACGGCAATCTTGATTGCATCCCATACCGCGATCGCGGCCACCTTGATCGCATTCCAGACAGCCTTCACCGCGTCGCGGAACCATGCACACTTGGTCCACAGCAGGTAAATCGCGGCGATGACGGCGATGATCGCGAGGATGATCCAGCCGACCGGCGTCGTGAACAATGCCGTGCTCAGCATGCGCAGGGCACCAACACCGGCAATGGCGATCATCCGCAGTGCCGGAACCACGACGTTCATAACGACCTTGCCGATGCCGGAAAGCAGGAAGTTCAGCGGCTTCAGGGCAGCCTGGAACAGCTTCTGCCCGAGCGTCAGCTTCTCCGTGGCGTTCGCCGCCGTGAGCATCCACGCGAATGCGTCGGCTCCTCGGCCGACGATGCTGAACACCGGCCCCAGCGCCTTGAACCCCATGAAGGAGAACAGCAGCCCGGAGATCACGAAGTTCGCCCCTGGCACGTTCTGCTGAAGCCACACCAGCGCCTGGAGCACGCCAGCGATAGCCTGAGCGAAGGCCGTCAGGCCGCTGAAGTCGAGCCCGGCGAACAGCTGCGCCAGCGCCGTTGCTGCGCTGATCACCGCCGGGCCCAGGCCACCCTGCCCGGCCAGGTTCTGCACCAGCTGCGCCAGTGCGGGCAGCAGCTGCGAGTTGATTTGCGCAAGCAAAGGGGCCACGTTCTGGTTCGCGCCGAGCCCGGCCAGGCCCACGACGACGAACTTGAGCAGCTTCCCCATCTCCTGAAGCGCGGGCAGCGACTGCTGGAAGTAGGCGTTGATCCGCTGCTGGCCCTCGGCCGAAGTGGTCCACTCCCGGAAGTTCTGCGCCGCGTCGTGCAGCGACCGCCCCATGTCCCCGGCGTAGCCCGCGCCGATCTTGAAGATGTTGAACAGGCCGATCATGACGTCGACCAGGATGCCGACGGTGTAGCGGAACATGTCCCAGGCCTTGTTCAGCCACGCAGTCATCTTCCCGCTGGCCAGCTGGGCCGCCGTCCAGCGCTGCACCGACGTCGCTGCCTGTGCGAAGAACTCGGCCATCTGAGTGGCCATCGGCAGCGCTGCCTGAAGCACGTTCAGCGCGGCCTGGGCAAGTGCGAGAAGACCCTTGGCGATGAGGCCGACGATCGGGCGGAGCCCAGCGAAGATGTCGGACACCTGCTTGAGAAACGGTGCCGACTTCGCGATGTCGCCCGCGTTGTGGGCGGCTGTTCCCAGCTCGCCGCCGAGCCCGGCCAGCCCGGTGCCGGTGACCTTGGCCAGCTTTCCGATGGAGTTCGCGAAGTAGTCGAGGCCCTTTTGCAGCCCGCCGCGCGCGATCGCCGGACCCAGCTCGGTGAACTGGTTCTTGATCCGCGTAAGCGACGGCTCAAGCTGAGTGGCGGCCAGCTTCCAGGCCAGCATCGACAGCTTCGCGGCCGCGAAAATTGGCAGAGCCCCGGCCACCACGCCGACCATCGGAGCGATGGCACCTACCGCGATCACGGCCCCGGCACCGAGCGCGGACACGCCCCCCGCGAGCGCGAACACGCCGCTGACCACCCCGGCGATCTTGAAGGCGGTCAGGATCGTGCGAAGGCTTCCAGCCCCCTTGCTCGCCTTCTTGGTCTTCTTGGCGAACAGCTCAAGCCCGGCCGCCGCCGCCGCCGACTTCGTGCCGGTCTTGGCGGCCTTGTCGCCGAGGTCATCGACTTCCTTCTTGGCCTGGCGGGCCTGATCCCCCAGATCGTCAGCGGCCTCGGCGGCGGTATCGAGCCCGGCGGCCAGCTCCTCGCCGCCCTTGGCGCCCTCGCGGCCCAGCTTGGCTACGGCCCGCTCGACGGCCTCGATCCGCTGCTCGATCTTGGCGAGAGCGGCGGAGATGTCGTCGCGCAGGGAGGCGTCGATGCGAACTTCGTCTTCCCCGGCCACGCCCACCTCCTGCCTCGTCACGGGTGCGCTGATCGTCTCACCGGAGAGCGGCGAAACCGGCCAGGCGCGCGGGGGCCGGAGCAGGGAAACGGCCGGTCAGGCTGCGCTCGACCGGCCGTCTCCGTGTCCCGTACCCAACGCCCGCCATGACGCCAGTAGGGTGCCCAGCGATCTTAGCTCCGGCGCATGGCCGCCTTCTCCGCCTCCGCCTCTTTCCGCTTGTCCTCCTGCACCACCATCGCGGCGGCGATGCGGACCAGCATGAGGAACTCGTCCCCGCCGTCGTCCTTGAGCAGCGCCACGGGATCCAGCTTGAACACCCGGGCCACCCGGGCCGCCTGGATGATGCCCTGATCCTTCGCGAGGAAGTCGAGCATCGCCTCCGACTTGGCGGCCCGGATGCGGTTGGCGCCGCTCAGGCCGTAGGGTCCCCGTCTTCGTCGTCGCCTTCGTAGCCGGTGGCCCCCTCGGCCCACCCGGCGCCGGTGAGCACCGCCATACCTGCCTTGATGACGTCCGCGTCTCGGCCGAAGATTTTCATCAGCGCACTGACCGCGTCGAGCACGCCGAAAGCCGACAGCAGCGCGCTGTCGGCGAAGGTCAGCACGTTGTGGTCTTGGTCCTGCACGATCTTCCACTCGCCGTCGCGGCCCTTCACCTCGACGCGCTCGGTGGTGTCGATCAGGACGCTGGAGTGCAGCACCTTGTTGTCGACATCAAGACCGTTGGCGGTTCCGGACTTGCGAGCCACCGGCGGCAGCGCCTTGCGATTCCAGCGCTGTACTTCCCTGGAGGCGATGTTGCCCCGGCACACCAGCCGGATCGAGTCGGCGGCGTTGGTCACCGTGGTCGCCTTGATCTCGGTGGCGGCGACCTCGTCGGCGCGCTCGCGCAGCAGATCGAGGGTGTCGGGCAGCGTGTCCACAACGGCGTTGGGGGGTTCGGGGGTGTAGTGCCGCGCCTGGTCCGCCGGAACGCCGGTCGGCGTGCTCATGTCGTAGCTGGTGTCGGTCATGGGTCCTGCTTTCTCCCGGTTGAGGTGGTACCGCCGCTTCGGGTCACGCGGGCCCGGCACGCTGGCCAACCGGGAGGTCAAATCCGGCGTGCCAGGTCCACGCGACCCGAAGCGGCATCCGGCGCCGGGCGTGCTCCCACCCGGCGCCGGAAGTCTTCGAAGATCAGCCGATGCCGCCGACGGCGAACGTCAGCTCGTAGTCGGCCACGTCACCGCTGCTGGCGTCGACCTCGGGTTCGCGTACGCCGGTCAGCAGAGCGTTCGGGTAGACGCGCGGCTTGACCCGCGAGGCCACCAGGTTGCTTTCGGCGGGCTGAACCGAGATGGTCGTGCGCCACTGGCCGACCAGCAGGATCAGCCGGTTGAGCACTTCCTGATCCCGCAGCGGGTCGTACGGCCGCGTGAGGGTGAGGTCGCCGACCTCGGCCGGTGCCGCGATGACATCGGGAGTCGTGCTCCCGCCGTCCCACACCTTCGTGGCATCCGAGGTGATCTCGCCGCCGGACTTCTGCGCGAACGGCGTGGCGATGCCGTCGACGGTGACCAGGAATTGCCGCTGAGCTGCCTTCATCGTCGCCTCCCTTCCTTATAGCGCGGCCGTGACGGCGGCCTTGGTGACGGTCAGGAGCACGATCGCGGCGGTCGGGGCGACCCGGATGCCGAGCTCGGCGATGACCTGGTTGAGCGCCAGCGAACCAACCGGGTTGATGTCGGAGCCGACGTTGACCTTGTAGCCCGGATCGAGCTGGTCGCCGGTGAGTGGATCGAAGCGGGCGAACAGGCCGCCTGCGTCGGCCATCGGCAGCACGATGCCTTCCAGCGTCCCGGCCACCCTGGCCAGCAGGTGCCCCTTGGCGTCGATCGTGCCGAACAGGTAGGGCTCCAGCTGGCGGTACGCCTCGGTCACCACGCGGTTGATCGTGTCGGCGCCGGTGAGGTAGGCCCAGTTGTCCTCGTCGGCCGACAGCGAGCGCCAGCCGTAGAGCCGCACGGCTCCGGCCACGGTGCGGATGGCGTTGACCTTGCCTGCGTCGAGGTCGTTGCCCTGGTCGGCGGAGAAGACGGTGTCAGGCGCCACGACGTAGCGCGCCTTCGAGTTCTCCCCGGCGGCGGCCTGCCACGGCCCTGCCGCGTTGTGGGCGCGGGAACGGGCGGCGGCGACGAAGCCTTCGGGGCTGATGGTCTTCGAGCCGCCGAAGGTGTCGGGCACCATCACCCAGGGGGCGAACAACCCGCCGCGCTTGTCGTCGATCTGGCTGGCCGTGTCGAGCAGCGTGTCGATGTCGGCGTCGCGGTCTTCGACCAGCAGGGCCAGCCGGTTATAGGCGCTGGCGTGGGCAAGGAGCCCGGCGTGCACGGACGAGCCGATGCCGGGGATCGCGACGGCGCCATCGCCGAGCCCGACCTCGAAGCGGGTCAGCGCGGCGATGTAGTCCGCGGCCACGACGGCGGCGCGATCGTCGGTGCCCGCGCCGAGGGCGACCGGACCGACGGCGACCGGGTTGTTGGTCGGGGCGCTGCTGGCAGATCCGGCATCAGTGACCACGATGTAGGGGTCGCTGGACATCCGGGAGACGGCTTCCTGCGGGCTGTGCAGGTTCGTGTAGTCCTTCATCAGCCGGTCGGTGCCACCAGCGTCGGTGAGGTAGACGCGGATGCGGAAGGTGCCGGTGGTGGCGCCGTCGAGCACCTGCACCTTGACCTTGCTCGACCAGGCGCCTGCACTGCGGGCGGTGACGTTGAGCGTCGCGGGCGGGCTGGAGCTGGTCCGGTCCTTCAGTCCGCCGGTCAGCACGCCCTTGGTGGCGGCAGCGCCGACCACCCGGCCGACGTAGGCGCGTGTGCCGCCCTCTTCGAAGAACATCTTCAGGTCTTCGTAGAGCGCGCTATAGGTGGTCCGGCCGCCGAAGGCGGCTTCGAACTGGGCGAACGACTGGACCAGTACCGCTTCGTCGGTGGCTCCGCGCTCGGCAAGACCCACCGCGAAATAGGTGCTTGCGGGCGCGATTGTCGGCGCACTCGGACCAGCAACGGCACCGGTGGTGACGACCACACCCGGCATCTTGCTATCCCCTTCCGGTTTGACTTGCCAGCGTGTGAGCGGCTAGTCTTAAGGGTTGATCTCTGCGAGCCCGCACGCTGGGCGAATCATCGCACTCAGTCGCTCTCAGACTGGGCCGACGCGCCCGAGTCCTCGTCCTTCGCCTTGGCCTTGGGGGTCCGCCGCGACGCACGCGCCGGGGCCGCGTCCTCCTTGCCGGAGTCCTCTTCCTCCTCGGTCGCGGCCGCGTTCTCCTCGGTGTCGTCCTCATCGAGGATGATGATGTAGCCGTGCGCCAGCGCCCGCTTCCCGTGCTGGTCGAGCGAGGCGACCTCGCGACGCTCGCCACCACCGAGGATGTGGCCGTCGTCGCTGTAGACCACGGGGGCGTTGAGCGGGTTGAAGATGATCATGTTCAGTCCTCTCCGGGGAACGGGATGTCCGGGCCGACCGCAAAGGACGCTGCCGCCAGCTCCTGCACGGTGCCGTAGGGGGGGATCGTCGAGCCGTCGTCGACGAACTCCTCGACCGTGATGTCGACGCTCAGGATCGCGGCAGCGTAGGTGCGGGAGCCCTGAATGCGGATCGGGACGCCGAAGTCCTCCTGATAGGTGTCTTCCTCGACGCGGTACCCGGTGTCGGTGGTTGCCGCCAAAGGGTCGATCTTGTTGTTCAGGTTCGGGTACTGGAGCAGGCAGAGCCGGGCGCACACTGCGAGGTTGTCGCGGCCCTCGGTGGCGCGGTTCCAATCCGGCCCCTTCACCCACACGTAGACCCGGCAGGAGTACCGCGAGTGATACTCCGGTTCGCCGGTCGGTGAGATGTCGCCGGTGCGCACGCTCTTGAGCAGCCGGGGGTTCACCACGACCACGCTGGTGTCCTTGACCAGTTCCTCGGGCGCGTCGCCGGAAAAGTAGGACACCGGGTCCGGCAAGGCGACATCGTCGAGCGCCCATTCCTCACGCAGCAAAGGGTTCTTGCGCGGGATCTCCTCGGCCAGCAGCCATGCCAGCCGGTCACGCACACCGTTGGCGCCCCTCATTCGACACGCTCCGGCCAGCGCCATGTGCCCCCAGCGTGCTCGGTCTCGTCGTTCATCGCGCCGCCGTCGGACAGCGGCCGGAAGAACACCCCCGTCGGATTGACCACGCAGAGCCCGACCTTCCACGGATCGACCGGGTCCACTTCGGTCACGTCCGCCTTGCGGCACTGCGATGTGAACGCCTGGCTGCCGTCTCCGCGTATCGGGGTGCCGAAGCTGACGTAGTGCACGACCCTGCCCACGCTCGGCTTAGGGTTGCTCATCGGCTCTTCCTCGCATTCACCGTTGCTCGGCCGGACACGATCCACGTCTTGACCGCCGACGTGGCCGCGCCCTCTTCCTTGATCTGTTTGACACTCCACAGTGGACGCGCGGGTAGGTTCGCACGCGGTGCACCGAAGTGGTGCGGCGCGGAGTACTTGACCAGAGTCCCGGCTTCCATGTCGTGCGGGCCGAGCCGCTCCAGTCCCATCGGCCGGTCGGTGACCGAGCGCATCAGGATGGTGTCCCGGATCAGGATGTCGCTGGTGTAGCCGTCCCGGCGCTTGGCCGCGATGCTCTTGGGCTTCAGCTCCCGCCATGGCGTGCGCCAGCGCTTGCCCTGGGTGCCGAACTGCTGGCGGTTGCCGTCGGTGAACCAGTCCATAAAGACCTGCCACGCAGCGGTGACATTGCCCGCGCGCGCGCGCATGTCGCGCAGCTTTCGTTTCGCCTGAGCGAAGGTCCGGCCGTCCACTTTGAATCCAAGGGCTGCCATCACACCACCAAGTGCAGGTTCCGGAAGGTGTTCAGGGACTTGACCTCGTCATCGGTCCAGTTGCGCGGCGGCAGCTGCGGCAGCTTCTGCCCGTCGGTGGCCCGGCCTACCATCGTGTCGTCGTGATACCACATCATGATCGTGGCGGCCTTCTCCTGGATGGCCTGGAACAGCGCCTGCACCTTTCCCCACCCCGGCGAGTAGGTCAGCGTCACCGCGGCCATCCCCCGGTCGCCCGGATACGGTGTGAGGTAACCCGGCGGCGGCCCCGGCTGCGACCGGAGGTAGCCATCCCGTAGCACATAGCCGGTCGGCAGCGGGTCGCCGTCGGCGATGGCGACGTCGCCGACGGCCAGTACCTTGTTCATCGGGAACTCCGTCATGACGATGCCACTGCGCGGAGTGAGATAGGCGGTCTCGGTAATCGGCGGACGTGGACTGATCGGCGCTCCGTAGAGCCGGTCTTCAAGCTGGCTTTCCAGCCCGTTCAGCACGCTCTGCGCGACCTGCCTCTGAGCCTCCGACCACTCGGGTTCGGACAGGTATTTGTGCAGCTCCGGCACGCTGACGATGGACACAGGTTGCTCCTCAGGCCAGGACGTAGAGGTCGCCGGAGTCAAGATCGATGTACATGTCACCCGGTGTCGAGCCAGGGATCGTGCCGGGAGCGCCGTGCCCGCTGTACCAGTTCGTCCCGCGCGGTCCCGTCGCGCCGGTGGCGAGCGGCTCGGTGACGTAGATGATCGTGTCGGCGGCGTCGGTGATCTCGATGACTTCGCGGCGCGGTTCGATGATCACCGGGATGTCGCGGTCGTCGGGCTGCGAGGGCAGGCGCGGCAGCGTCATGAGGTGCCCCCGTCGCCGCGCACCCGGAACCAGCCCCGCAGCAGCACGATCGGCTCGTCGATTGCGGGGTCGGTGATGAGCACCTTGTGCCGGTAGGACTGAGCAGGGTCAAGAGCGGCGATCTGCTCCGGGGTGATCAGAAAGGTGGCGGATTTCTGGTCACTGGCTACCGTGGCTGCGTAGTCGAGGACCGGTTCGCCGGGCGTCTCGTCGGCGGCTACCGGGTACACGACGTGGCGACAGGGTGCGGCCAGCGGCAGGGCGTTACCGTCGCTGTCCCGCCGCACCAGGACCCGGCGCCACGCCCCGCCCTGCTCGCACACGGTGTTCCACTTCGCGGCCTCCACGCCGCGCATCGTCGCACGGGTTCAGGTCCCGGTCAGGGTGCCTCGCCGGAGCGGCCTTCCACCGTCTGACCAGGCGGCAGGCAGTCCCGTTCGAAGGCCGCCCGGGCGAGCCGGTCGGCGTCTTCACCCGCGAAGGCGGTGACGTTGAACGGCTGGCCCAGCGGCGGCAGCGCGGTGATGTGCTGACGAAGCATTTCGAAGGCGGCGTCGAAGTGGTTGGGGATGGTGTCGTCGAGTTCGTACTCGAAGACGAGGATGACCGGGCGCTTACTCACGTCGCCGGGGTGGCGGGTTGCTTGATCGTGTCGTCGGTCTTCACCGGCTCGGCCTCTTCGGGCGCGACGGCGGACTGGCGGGCGGCCACGGCGGCCGCGATCAACGCCTCGGCCTTCTCCTTGCCGTAGTGGTCGAAGAACACCTCGATCGGCACGTGCTGGCCTGCGCACCAGCGCTGGCGGGTGACGGCCTGCTTGCAGCGGAACGGCACGAAGTTCTCGAAGGCGTCTTCGGGCGCGACGACGTAGTCGTCACCGAGGATCGGGCCGTAGTTGCCCCCGGCGGCTTCGATGACAGCGCGTGGCTCGTCCGGGTCGCCCAGCATGAAGAAATTGCGCGGCGGCTCGCTGACGCCGACGACGGGCGCGTGGGTGCGGCCGGTGACATTGCCGGTGGGGTCGGGCTTGGCCACGTTCTTGGGCGCGCTGCGGCGGGCGGCCTTGACGGTGGCGGCCTCGGGGTTGGTGGTTGCCATGCCGGGCAGCGTACGGCTTGACCGGCCAGGGGATGCGCAAACGCGCCGGAGGGGTTGACAAGCCGAACCGGGAGTGGTTAGCTTCCATCCGTCAGCGACCTTCGGGCCACAAGCTCACGCGGGCGGCCCCCGGCCAGAACGCGGGAACCTCTCCGGAGGCGGGTCGGCGGAGCGCGACCAGACGGAAGGCCCCCGGTTCGCCGGGGGCCTTTCTTGTGGGACAGATAGTTGACAAGCCAGCCTGAGCGCGGTAAATTAACCATGTTCCGCCCGAGAAACCCGGAGGCCCCGATGCCCACCTTGACCCGCCAGCAGAAGATCGAGAAGGCCAAGAACAAGGCTCGCGCCCTGAGCACCGGCGCCCTGATCGTCAGCCTGCTCAGGCTCGACGCCGACATCGAGACCGAGCGTCCCCGCGCGACCGAGACCAAGGACTACGACCAGATCCAGGCGCTGACCCTGACGCGCAGCTGGGTGATCCAGGTCCTCGAAGAGCGCTACCCGGCCGCCTCCGACGCCGTCGGCGACGCCTTCGACCTCGCCGAAGCCAACGGCGAGGACATCGACTACGTGGCCACCCTCATCGCTGCGATCCCCGAAAGCGAGAAGTGATGACCGCGACCGAGTCCCACGAGCAGTACGTCGCCCGCCTCCAGCGGGCCCAGGCCGAACTGCTGGCCAAGCTCAAGAACGACGTCGCCGACCGCCCCGCGCACGTGCGCTACCTGCGGCGGCTGCTCGAAGCCCCGGCCGACCAGCTCGACGACGTCCCCCGCCCCGGCGGTGTCAACGTGCGCATGGGCGCCGCGCTGCTCGAAGACGTCGCCTGGCTGCGCCAACCGGCGCCGGAACCCGGCTGGTTGATCAACCCCTACCCCGGCGCCTACCTCAAGCGGCGTATCGCCACCAGCCGCAGCACCGCGAAGCAACTGGCCTCGAAGCAGGCCCGGCGCGAAGGCACCGCGCCCAGCTTGAAGCTGCTGCTCAAGCTGAAGGGCTCCTGACCTTCCCGTCTCGTCGTGGAGACGGGAACGAGCACCCCGGCGCGGTCGGGGCCTGCGCCGGGGTGCTCACCCCTTTAGGTCGGCGGACCTCGGGTTGTAATGCTGCTTATGCTCACGAGATTGAAAGTAGCAATATTGGCACCGGGATGGCGATTGCTGATTTTCGACGACTAGATGACGTATTTGCCGTCGAAATATCGAATAGACCATCTAGTTGCCAGATACGCGCACAAGTTAACGCCGCATTACTCTCGACGACCGAAAGTGTTATTTAACCGTGAATCCTCCGACTTCGTGACCAGATTCCTCGACTTCGCGCAATCGAGCTTCGTCTGCGCCGAACGTGTCCAAGATCCAGCGAGCGTATTCCAGCAGGTCAAGCACGCGCTGGCCCTTCGGATGGCGGCTCGCCCACAGCTCCAGGTTGTCCGGACGGTTGTCCAGCTTGTCGCCGTTTTTGTGATGAACTGTCGACTCGGCCGGAAGCTCGTGACCGACGACAGCCTGCATGACGTGACGCTGCTCGTAGACGTAGGCGCCATCTACGCGAATGCGGTGATATCCAGCTTTATCGATCGTTCCGCCAGCGTTGGCTGACTGGTAGCCGTAAAAGCAGGGGCGCGAGCAAAAGCGTCGCTCATGCGGCCTGCCGACATAGTCGCCGCCGCACCACTGGCATACGAGCTTGGTCTTGGTGTTTGCGTTCCCCGCGCACGCTGCCGAGCAGTATCGCCGCTTCCCCTGCGAACGAGGGTGCGAAAACGACGTGCCGCACGCTTCACATGTTGCCTCCCAGATGGTCGGCCCCGGGCCGAGGCTCGCCGTGCCCGCCCTGCGCTGCTTGGCAGCGCAGGTGTTCGAGCAGCATGGCACTGGCCCGTCCGGCTTGATCGCGCTCGGACGCCGGTAGAACGTTGCTTCACACACCGGGCACACGCGTTCCACGCCTGCGCGGGGCTTGCGGTTCGCGTGCCCTGGGCAGTCTCGGCCGCAAAATACCCGGCCCGTCTTCAGGCGGGCTACGTCACTTACTCGCCGACGCAGAGAGACGCCACATCCGGCGCATTCCACGTCTGCATACTCAACTCGTTCTGCCTTTGTCACGGTTTGCAGTCTATCGGAACGCAAACTCCGTAAACGCAATCACCCCCGGACACCGTTGCCAGTGCCGGGGGTGAGAGCCAGTATGTCAGGTATATCCGCAGGTCAGGCAGCGAACGGGGCCGTCGAGTTCTCCAGGTCGACCTTGATAAACGCCTCGGGCCTGGAGACCGTAAGGCCAATCCTCTGTTCCGCCAGGATGAGAATGGCGTTGCGGATGAACATGTCGGCGTGCTGTTCGGCCACGCGGATGTTGCTCTGCTGGCGGTCGTAGATCTTGGCCGCCAAGCCGAACGCCCCGATCAGGGCGGTGCCCTGGTTCATCGCCGGAGTGGCGACGACCGGCATCTGCCAGACCCGCTTCTCGCCGCCGACGGCGACGTTCATGCTGATCAGGTACTGGCCGTTGCGGTCCTTCGTGGTCTCCATCTGCTCCCAGTCGAGCGGATGGACGACGACGCCGGTCGGGTTGTAGTACGCGAGCATGACGCGGGTGGCGGCGCGGCGGACGGCGTCGAGGTAGGTGTCGCCGTCCTGCACCGGTCCGGGGGTGGCGGTGCCCGGGTAGTTCTGCACGCCTGGGGTACGCAGGACGCCGAGCAGGTTCTCGCCGCCGCCGTTGCCGTTGAGGACCTGGTCGTCCTCGACAAGGCGCAGGCCGTACAGCAGCTCCTGGTCGATGATCGAGCGGAGCATCGGCTCGTCATCCAGGGTGTTGCGGTGCGCGACTTCCCAGTGGGCGATCGTGCGGACCGGCGCCTGACTCGGGACGAGCTTCAGCTTCGTCTGCGGCTTGAGACCGAAGTTCGAGTCATCGTCCTCGCGCTCCGGGACCGGCCGGGCGTTGTTCTCGTTGTCCAGGTAGCCGAGCACGCGCATGTACTCGATCAGCGCCGAGGAGGTGTTCGCGACCGGGAAGAGGTCGCGGACGCGGTCGGTGCGATAGGGGCGCTGGACCAGCGGTTCCTGCTCGACGGTGCCGAACCCGAAGCGGGTCAGGGTGCCTCCGGCAGCGGTATAAATATCCTTCCGCTCCATCGAGCTGAGCAGGTCGTGCTCGACCATGAAGTCGCTGGACATGACGCCATTGCTGCCGCGCGCCTTGAACTCCGCCGACTGCACGAAGCGCTCGCCGAGGGACAGGCCGCGCTGCTGTGGGACGATCAGGCCCGACTTGCCGCCGCCGCCCGCGATGGACTTGGACTCGACGCCCGGGTCTTCCAGGTAGGCGGTGATCTCCTCGAACTCGCCCAGCTCGGCCAGGCGGGTGCGCATGGCCTTGGCCTCGCGCAACTCCTTGGTGAATTCGGTGCGGGCCTTCTCGGAGACGACGATCTTGCCGTCCTCGTCCTTGAAGCCCTTCTCCTGGATCTCGGCGAGGACCTTCGACTTGGCCTCCAGCTGGGTACGGAGGTCGTCGCGCTCGCGGGTCAAAGTCGACACGTGTGTGTCCTTTCATGCACGTAGTGGACTAACCGGTCGCGCCGGTCAGCACCGTGCGCACACCTGGGGAGGGTATGCGGGGAACTGGCTCTGACCTGGGCGACACGCGGCAACGCGCACGAAAAGAGCCCCCGGAGTGCTCCGGGGGCTCTTTGTCGGAACCCTACAAAATCAGCAGTCGTACGGCGGTTCCCACGGGTGGCCGCACCATCGCAGCGAGCGTCCCTGCTCGTCTATCGCGCATTCCGGCGGCCGATGGGACTCCTCGCACGGACGGCACCACAGATATCCGGTGTCGGCCATTGCGCAGCCGTTGCCACGGCACAGCCCGTATGCAGACGATGGGCCACCGCACGCGCTGATCGGCTCAGTCACGCGCCTCGGTGTACGCCTGCGCCAGCGTGGCGTACGCCGCGTCGTCGATCCGGCCGTCGGCGTACGCCTGCGAGACCAGCTCGAACCCGCCGGGGGTGACCGGACGCGGGTCCGGGTCGGCCTCGGCCTCGTCGAGTGTCTCGGGGCGGTCGGGCTCCTGCGGCCACTCGACGAACGCGAACTCGCGCGCGACGTCCTCGGCGGTGGTTTCGCCGTTCTCCAGCTGGGTCAGCAGTTCTGCCACGGTGGCCATCGTGGCCTCCTTTCGTCTACCGAGTAATTGAACCACGCTGAGAGCGGCTTGTCAACTACGCCCATGCGCCCGTCCCGGCGACCTTCTGCGGCTCCCGCCCCGCGACCGAGTTGTCGTACATCACCCAGCTGTCGAACCCATCCCGCAGCGCGTCGAAGTTCTGCCGGTTGATCGAGGTCGACACCTCCGACGCCTTGATCACCGACGGCGGAACGTACCGGCCGCCGAAGCCCTCGCCGGATGCCTGCTGCTCCATCCCCCGCCGGTGCCGCGCGAGCGCCCGCTCGATCGAGGTATCGACCGGGATGTCCACGAACACGCCGCTGATGTCGGTGTAGCCCGCCTCCCGCAGCTCCTTGACCCGCCGCTCAGCGCTGCCGCGGTTGGCCATCGTCATGTCCCACACGACGTTGGTGTTGTTCGCGTACGCGCGCGCCGCCAGCAGGTTGGCGATGTAGCCGGATTCCTCGTGTACCAGCGCCACCGACTCCATTGGCGAGAGCCCCTCGACCTTCGGGATCATGTCCCGGGCCGCCATCGCCTCCTTCACGTCATCGGAGTTGATCGTGAAGTACTGCGTGGCGTCGATGCCCGCGTAGCCCTTGAGCACCGTGGACTTGCCCGCTCCGCCGAGACCACCGGCCAGCACGGCGCGACCCTCGGTCGGCACTACTGCGCCGTTCGCCTGCCACATCTCGTTGATGATCTCGTTGTGCAGCTTCGCCCGCTCCGGCGTCCACGACTGGCCGTCGTGCCCGATTGTGTGCACGACGTCGGTGGCCTGGCCGCCGGAGAACGCGGCCGCGAGTTTCTCCTCGATCTGCGCGGTGTGCTGTTCGTACTCGGTGTCGGTCATGCTGCCGGGGCCGGTGCTGGCCTGCTGGTCGAGTTTCCAGCTGCCCGAGGGCAGCCGAACGCTGGGTCGCGCAGTGCCGCCATAGAGGTCCTCGGCCCACGAGAAAGAAAGCGAGCCATCGGAGGTGATCGTGACGATGCCCTGATCGACATCATCCTCGACCGTCCGGCCGCCCGCGGTCACCCGCAGGTTTCCCGCTTCGGAGCGGTCGACGCGGATCGTGCCGCCTTCCCTCAGCTCAGTCTTCAGCTTCGCCAGCCGGACGTTGCGCGTGCCCTGCTCGGCGCTGCGAGTGCTGCCGATGGTCGACACCTGGCCGACAGCGACCTCGGCCTTGCTCCAGTCAACGGCAAGTGTGCCTTCGAAATTGGCCCGGGCCAGCTGGCCCAGCGGCGAGGGGTTCGTGTCGTCGTAGGCGTCGCGGATAGCCTTCGAGCGGGCCCGCAGGTCGTCCGACGGCGTGAACGTCTTGCCGTCGCGGGAGGTGATCGTGCGCCCGTCCAGCTCGCTGGCGATGGCGTCCAGCCGCCGGGCCGAGTCCAGCGGAGCTACCTTCGCCTGAGCGCGCGAGAGAGCAAACTCCGTGAACACCCGCTTGGCCAGCGTCTGCCCTTCCTTGCTGTCGGCGGAGTCCGGCAGCTCGCCAGCACCCGCCGTCTCGCCGGTGAGGGAGTTGTTCACGGGTACACGCTTGCCGCTCAGCGCGATGTAGGAGTTCTCG